AACAGATCCTGATAGATCAAATACCTCGTAATGAGTAAAGGCAAAAGAAGCCTCTGCCAGGATAGGTTCTGCGTCTTGTGTAGAACTGTCAAAATTTACTCCACTAAGAGAAACTGGAAAAATATTGTAACAATCTACTCGAAGAATAGGATTATAAGAACTGTTTAAAATATGAATAGACGCATTAGAAACTTTATCAGATTCTTTAAGATCTTCTTTACATCCAGAATATATTCCTATTCCTTTGAGCCAATTAAATATTTCTAACCAATTTTTAAAATTTTCTTCTACCAGAAATCCTACACTTAAATTATCAATAATATACCTGGTTCCGGGTCTTCTGATTTCTATTCCTGTAGGATTAGACTGAATAGATTCACCAAATCCAATAGAAGGAATATTAATTCGTTGACAAAAATGTGTTAGTCTTGGACATCTTCTTAAATAAAATAAAAATTTATTTGTAGTTAAATAATTATTAGTACCGGGTTTGATATTGGGTATTTTCAATTCGGCAGAAAGATTATTTAAAATTGATTGTGGAAGTGTCATTAGTCCGAGATTTGATTAGTTGTATTAAGGTTGTTGAGCTTATATAGATTGAATTACGATAGTTGGAGTCTCATTATCATTGGTTACGAAATAAATTCCAGGGCTTTGTTGAATATCAGATTTTGTTATATCTCCTATAAATTGTTCGTGTGTTATTCCATTTGCTATTATATCGACTCTACCTGGGCGAATATAAAAATTCGAAAACCACGTCTCTAGAGCCTGACCCTGCCAATCGATTTTTACAGGAGAAGGAGTTATTCTCCATATATGTCTTCCTGTGAACGGACCTGTTGTTACTTTTGCACCAGTTAATACGTAATTTTCAAAAGAATCTTCTAAAACCAATTGATCCATTTTTACTATTCTACCGTCACTACCAGTAGATCCACTTTCTGCCCATGTTGTACCATTAGTATCAAATTTTCCGAGTGGAACTAATTGTCCTCCTCCAGTTAAAGTATTTACATCTTTTAGTATTTTTTCTAATAGCAAACAGGATCTAACATTGATGAAGTCCTGATTCATAAATACTGCTATTGTTTTTGCGCCGTGCAGTGCAAGATGATGTATTAATTCTCTATAAAACTCATCAACCAGAGGAGCATCAATCCAAGGAAAGAATTTTTTATGACCCATAGGATCAGACCGCATAATTCCTCGTACTATTTGTAAAAGCGTAGTCATAGAAGCATATCTATGGGCTATAGATACTTTATGACGTACATTCAGATTATTAAACTCTGCCTGGGTGAAAGTTGGTCCAGTAATTCCAACAAACCCATTGCTTGGCCATCGAGCTAATTGATATGTTATTCCTTGCTGAGGAGGATCTATTGTTATGCCGTTTAATCCCATAACAGGAGCTGAGGCTAGATGATATATTTTATATTTTTCTAAAGGAACAGTAGCAGACTTTACGTATCCTAATCTGTACGGCCATCCGTCATTCAAGCCAGTAAATCCACCAAAATTATTATGACCATTATTGGAAAATATCCCCGGATTTGGAAATAAAATATTTTTATTTCCTGAGTACAAAACTGGACTATGCATAGAATTTCTTCCAGATAATTTATACATCAATTCTGCTGCATTAGAATTAACAAGATATATGGACTCTTCTGCATCTAAATCGTAACAATCGTAATGAACGAATGTTATTCCATTGGGATACTCTATTAATCCTTGCGTCGATTTAACAGAAAATGCATCATACGAGTATTGCGATATTTGTATGTCTCCGATTAAACAATCCCATGCAGGACGAAATACATGTTGTAAAGACCATGCCCATGCATCACCAGAATCGATGATTGAGGGCTTAGTCATAAACTGATCTTTAAAGAAATGTTGGCCTTCATTCCACTTGATCTGAGAAGAAAGATTATGAAGAGTTCGAAGTCCTCCGCCGTATGGACTCCAAATAACATTGAAGTAAAATATATTAGTGTCATCAATTTTTATGTCAAATCCTGGCCATACATCACTTACCCAAGCTGTAGCAGGCAACCAGATTTTAGTTTCTCCTGACGGACTTGTATACCCCTGAAACGAACCTTCTATTTTTATTTCGTGAGTAGTTCCTTTAAGGTATTGACCACTCCATCCCTTAAAAAAATCGATTATTGAATCAACAGTAGGAATTGTACTACTAGAAATTTCGTTGTTGAAACTAGTACCACTGAAACCAGCTATCCAGGCATCTCGCAAATCATTATATCGTTTTACAAATAAAGCACCTAAAGTTATTCCACCTAAATGAGTTAATCCTTGAGTATTCCATCTAGGATCGTTCAGAATATTTCTAATAGAATTTCCGTTAGGATTTTTGGTAGACTGATAATAACTACTTGTAGAGTCTCCATTATTCCACCATGTTATTCCACTCGTCCAGTTTGACGGCCGAGAGGCATTCGAATCGGGCCACGAGGGAATTGAACCATTGAACTCAATGTGACCTTTTATGCCAGGCAAAGGATGATCTTTATCTGGTATATAATTAAGTTTCTCTCCATAGAGATTGAAGGTAGGATCAATAGTTTCGCTATGATCGCTTATGCCAGTACTAACAATGAAGGATTCATTGAGATATTCGTCATCCACGACAATATAAGATAAAGTAATCCCCATCTCTGTTGATAACGTTTGCAAACAAGTTTTAACTGATTGTGCTGTGGTGTCTGCACTGTTATCTTGCCATGGACTGCTTACTCGTAGACTTTGATTGCGTGGTCCCAGTCCAGTAGTTCCTTCTGTTAGTGAAGAATACCAATAACTTCCTATACGGTAGTGGCTTATTCTGTTTTCATGACCCCTGACATTAATAGCTCTCTTAGATGTAGGATGAGCAAATTTAAATCTTCTAAAATCCATTAATTGATATGTTATTCCTGTCGTCAAATTGAGGTTTGTTATATCAGTTTGTTCGTTTTGAATCGCCTGTGCAATATATTGAACGAATTTATCTTTTGATGGATAAAGAAATCCAAACTGCTTTAAATGATTTCCACTTATTTCATTCGATTGTTCTGGAATTATTTGTATAGCTTGATTATTTACCATGAATTCGTTTTTTGTAGTATTGCCGTCAGGATTATCCTCTCCAGGTGTATTTTGCTTTTTTAAGAAATGATACGATACAACTGGAGCAATCAAATCATTCCAATAATAATTATCTATTGTGGGACCAGTCAGCCGCAGTTCTTGTCGTATTAATTCGTCGTTATCATTCGTTACTCCGATCAAAGTTACTCCGGCTTCGGTTGTTAGCTCACGCAAGAATGCATATCTTTGATCAGTTGAAACTCCGGTTTCAGGATTAATAGTTTGTAGCAGTGGTGTAAAGGCTTGATTCGTATTAAAAAAAGTACGAATAAATGTTGCACCGGGCATTTGGCTGGTCTTATGAGGAAAATTAGCCAAGAGTGAGTTGGACCAATCATCATCTGCAACTACGGATTCTCCGAGATAGGGATTGTCGATCGTCGCTCCATTTAATAGTGTTCTAGGGAAAGGATGAGACTCTATGTAACGTTTATTAGTTTCGGTTTTTAACCATTGCCAAAACTGCCACCAACTTGTTTGGAGATTTATGCTTTGTTGATTTTCTGGAATATAATCATCTGCTGTAGGGCCCGGTGCGTCTACAATAGCATCAAATGCAATACCACATCCAGCGTTAATTATAGGTTGAACCGACTGTTGAAGACGTTCAAAAGGATTGTCTATTGAATTCCATCGATTTATGTAATTTGTATACGACACACCGTATAAGCTAGGTTTTGCAAGACTACCGATATAAACGATTAAATCGATTGGTTCATTTGGCTTAAACCAAGCATTTGGTCCCGTGGTCCAACTGTTCCATGTGGATGAATCCAAAATTCCCTGTTGACCAGTTGTTAATGCCTTAAATACTACTTCAAAATCAGTTGTCAACCAAGGCATTGCGATATTTTGTGTAATACCACTGATTGTTAATCCATCCTTAGCATTTAAAAACTGATCTACTTCATATATTAATCCTTGGGATTTACCTGCTTTTACTCTTCCAAATGGACTATGAAAATAAAATTTTCGACAACCCCATCTGTACCAGTTTTCAAGAGACCATGGATTAAGTGTGGGGCTGTAGGGGTTGTACCAGTCTTCTAGTTTTATAAATCTTTTCCAACTAAAACTTGCAGTTTCACCACCCCACTGAACTGCTCGTTTATCCGAATTATCTTGTGGTGTATCGCTATCAAAACCAAACCAAACTCTAAATTTATCTTGAAATAGCTGCTCTGCTGTTGCTAAATATAATGAATCTACGTTATTGTCGGTCAAATCTGAATCGGTTATGAAAGACCTCATAAATGGAGGAATAGGCTCCCAATTAAATTCAAATCCAGTCGAACCCGGCATAGAATATCCATTATTATTCGAACTTTGAGTATTCCAATCAGAACCGTCTTTTTGAGTACCTTGGTTGCAGCCCCAAGTATGATTTTTAATTAAAAAATTTGGATCTTTGTATGTAGTTTCAGATAACGGAGAACTCCAATAACCAACAGACGACGAAGACGAATCTGACTTTGATTGGGGTCTTCCAGACAAAGTAAATCCTATTCCGTTTGTATGACCAAATCCATTTATATTTTTGTAATCTTGTTTGAATTTTTCAAAATAGGTATTATCGAGCGCGTTCTTAAACTCTTTTCCCCATGGCCACGAGTCGGGAGCTACTGGTACATACCACCAATACCAAAAAGTTTGATCGTTTATTGAAAAATTATTGGGTGTATCTGCTTGAGCTAATCTTTGATCCCCACAAGCGCTTGCACCAGTTGCATGAATAAAATAATATCCTTGATTATAACAATCGTGATATGAATTAAAAGAACTGCCAGGAATTGCAGTGTATCCGTCACAACAAGTTCCATTTTTTAGTAAAATATCTGTGTAATTGATACTACTAGGAAGTTTTAAACGAAATTGTGTACTCATAGAAGATTAATTAGGGTTATACCATTGAAGTCTACCTGCTCCAGCATCATTCAAAGGAGAATTCAAAAGAGAATCCTTGAGGGTTTCCCATCCCAATACCGTAGAATTGACATATCTTTTTTTAAATTTATCATTATCAATTATAGATCCGTCACCATTATTCAGTGTTACTCCGTTAACAAAATACGAAAATCCATCAGAATCGATAATCAGATGAGATCCTTGATCCAAGTGAACTGTTGTATTTTGATTCATAGCGACCGTCATTTGATCAGGATCTACTGTTATAACAGATCCTATATTGTTTATATTAGAAAATGCATTCATTTTGCCAACATCAGTTGTTACAGGCCATTTTTCTAATAATTTATTTAAACTTGTAGTTTGATTTTGTATTTGTTCTTGAATTTCGTTTAATTCTTGGGCCTGCAATGAAGTGCCACCGTAAAAATTAACAGTTACTATGTTTCTGTGATTCTCTCCTGTGTCTCCGGACGAGACAGTCCTAAACTCTGTTTGGTGTCTAGATCCGTATGTTGAACCTGATAAAGGACTGGGCATAATGATACTATATTTATATAACTTACCATTCGAACATGAAATAAAAAAGGGGGACGAATCCCCCTTTTTCAAGAATCAATCGGAATTAATTTCACCCAACGCCGTTGCCGTGAACGTTTGCAACACGGAAGATGCGGTAGTATTGATTTACGCCGGCCTCTATTGCGCTGGAAACTGGACCGCGACCTCGCGCGAATGGATTTTGCGCCATTCCGTAACGAGTCTTGAATCCAATCTTTGGGTGGAACGATGATTGATCCACTGCACGAACCATCTGGAGTGGCACGTACGGACAGTAGAACAAACCAGCGTCGTAAGGATTTGCACCCTTATAACCTACTACGGCAAAGTCTACACCAGATGCCACGAACGGATCAATGAAGACTTTCATCTTGTTGTTAAGAATACCTGCAAAGATGTTGCCGGTATCGTCGACATTAAGATTGACGTTTAGTGCCGGAGAGATGGTTAGGAAACCACCCATTGCAAGGGCCGAAGCAACGTCTGCCGAGCAGATAAGGAAGTTACCCTTACCTCTACGAGTTCCCTTGGCGATTTCGTTTGCCTCTCGTTCGATTTGGAACATGAGACCACGGAAGCGTTCTGCACTCCAACGACCGTCAGCATCAACTGAAAGATCGTAGACTCCGCCTGGACCAGCAAGATCTGATTGACCTGCACCCTTTACTGCACTGTAATATACTGCACGAAGAATTTCTCGGTTGATTTCGTTGAGAATTTCAACACTAAGAATGTTGGCAAGTTCTGATTCTGCGTCTAGACCGTGAACTGCCTTGAGATCTTGTGCCAGTTCTGTGGTGTACTCCGCCTTCAGGGCACGAGTTCTTGCCTCGACAGCAACTCGTTCGATTGAGAAGCCCATTTCCTTGAAGTCTTGATTGACACCACCAGCACCAAGTTTTTCTCCGTCTGCAGTCAACATGGCACGGAAGTTCTCGAAGAGACCGGCATTGTTTCGTGTACCATCTGTATCGATAGGAGTTACACGAGCACCTGATGCACCTGATGCAATTGTTGCAGCAGTGGCTCCGAAACCAGAAGCACCAGAGAATTGTGCCCATGGTTCATCGAACATGGCTTCGACTTGACTGGCGCCAGAATTTCCAGCACCGTACAGTGAACGCATTGCAAAGATAAGACCTGTGGGGGCACTCATGGGTTGAACTGATGCCACGTCGTATGCCACAACGTTAGGCATTGCACGACGAACCAAACTGATTAAGATTGGATCGTAACCGGCAAGATTGCCTGCATTAGATGTGGCCTGCGGCGCAAGGAATCCACCTCCCATGGCGGCACCAGGAAGTGCCTCGGTGAGGTACTGTTCTCTGAGTGCCTTGGTTTGATTCTCAAGCAGAATTGCCGTGCATCGACGACGATGAAGGTCGTCAATCTTAGGCATCTCTGGGTGATCTACCACTGGCTCCCATTTTTCTAACAATTGATCATACGGTGTTGTGTTATTGAAATCCATTTATTGATTCTCCTATTGGTTATATTTATACTTTTAAATATTTTCGTATACGATTTTAGGCGAGGAAAGTAACAGATCCACCCGTTAAACCGGTGAAACTATGCAAGCGAGTAGGAACATAGAGTGGTGAATTTGTTGGACCAACATTTAAAGTAGCACCAGCAATAGTAGAACCATTTGTTGTATAATGAACTGGGGCAAGAGTTACTCCGTTAGCGTTTTCTGATGTCAACAAAATTGCATTATGTTTTGTAATTTGTACAGCACTACCGGTACTTGATGCAGTTAATCCAGAGTTTGATGCGGTTCCACCGACGTTTCTTTGAACTGATACGACTTGTTTATGTATTCTAGACATTTATTGATTCTCCTTGTTTTGTTTATTTATACTTTTAGATATTTTGAATTATATTATTTCTTCTTTAGTTGTCTACTAATGGCATTTACATATGCCTCCATTATAGGTTCTGGAACACTCTTTGTAGAAGTTCCAGGAGTTTCTAATGTTTCTGTTATTGGTGAGGAATTTGATCCAAAGTACGATTCCTTCAAAATATTCAATTTTTCACCGTATTGTTCTGGAGAGTCAAAATCAATACTCTCAGATAGAGTTGCAAGTCTTTCTTTTTCTGTATCTGTTAATCCATTCGATACTTTAACAAATTGCTCTACACATAATTGAGCACCCAGGGCACTTCTCAATTGAATATTTTCTGCAAGAGCACCGTTAACTGCCTCTTCTAGTTTTGAATTTTGATTAAACAGATCGTCAACTAGATCTACTTTTTCTTCTGGGACTTCGACGTACGAATTTTCAAACAGTTCCTTTAATCCAGAAATAAAGTTTTCTGCAATTTCAGTTCTGAGACCTCGTTCTACTTCTACTTGATTTTCTTTGAGCCATTCTTTGCTGACTTCAGTTAGATATCCGTCTACTGCCTCAGTGAGACTTTCTAGACCAGATGTGACTGCCTTTTCAGTTTCTTCACGAATTACTGCAGCGCTGGCCTCGATAATATTTTGTTCAATTTCTGCGACTCGTTCTGCAACAGCTGCCTCAAAAATAGTTTTTGCCTTTACTTTGAATTCTTCTGTTAATGTTTCTCCGTTAAAAAGAACTTGTATATAATCTTCTGTTTTCATCTTTTTTCCTTCTTCAGTTTCTTCAGTTTCTTCAGTTTCTTCAGTTTCTTCCTGTGATTGAACCCGCTTACCTTTTACTACAGCGCGAAGTGCAGCATCCCATGAACCACCCCCTGGTCTAAGTGTTGCCATGTTTGCCTGGGCCTGTCCGTCTTGAGCAAAAGCTGCGGCATCTATTGATCCTCGCCCACTGGTGTCCATATCTCCACGACCACTAGCATCTCTTACTCTTGATTGTTGCATTTGATTATTTGGCACAGTCGTATCCTCCGTTATTTGTTATTTATAAGTTTTAAAATTTACGTTTATAGGCCCTTAATAAATTTTTTGAATAATTTAAGGGTGGTTTCTTCTAGTTTTCTGGAAGAAGTATTTTTAATTTCTCGGTGCATCTTGGATATTTCTTCTTCCCGCAAAAGGCCATTATCCCAGACCCATTGTTTTCCTTCCAGAATACCGTTAACGAACGCACCAGGTGCAGACGGATCTGCAACAATATCAATTGCAGACAACATGAAATCTGGTTGAACTTCGTTTACTTCGTTAATTTTCTTCAATGAGCCCATGCCGCGAGACGATACTCCCAGTCGTGCTCCTTCTTCGATAAGACTTTTTGCAATATTTCCCATTGGGGTAGAAAGAATTTTTGCTCTGCCAATCACGTCATTGCCAGATTGTCGTAATTCTGTAATCATGTGAGATACTCGATCCAAATTAACAGTGGGACTTGAAGGATGATTCAATTCTCCAAAAGATCGTTTTTCTTTGATAAGACTATTGGAATATCTTTCACATTCTTTCATTAAAATTTTAGTAGGATATTTTCTGCCGTTACGATTTACTGTTTCGGCCTGAAGCATTATACCTTCAATGAAATGAGACCTGGGTCGTCCTTCTGTTCCTTCTTCGATTACAGACTTAACCCAGTCAAAAGATTGTTCTGTGATTAAAAGCATTTATTTCCTGGTCTGATTATTTATCCTTGTCAATATTTTTATCTTTGACAGGATCTGTTTTTTCTGTCAGCAATTTTGCTCCGAGACGTTCTAGTTCTTGTTCCAAAATTAAACCGATTCGGACACTCATTGATTCTGTTATTAGAGATTTTGCTTGATTGAATTTTTTAATTACGATTGATTCTAATATTTTTTCGGTTGACATAGGTACTCCTATTTATAATATTTTGAATTTGTGCAGGATGTTGCAATAATAGTTTACTTAATTGTCTAGTTTTGTATTTAAGACCAGAATTATGTATAAAAAATTTAATCTTTGCCGCTTGAGAATCGTTAATGGTTACTGTATTTTTATTTTTAAATCTGATTCGTTTTGGTATTTTTGTGTGTTCTACTAGAGTTAAGAATTCGTAAAATCCTTCATCGAAATATTGAAAAATACCAGAATATTGAGATTTATTGGTTGTTTTGGACATTATTCTTCACCACCAGATTCTCCTTCAGCCTGTTGTTGCATGGCTAGATCTCTCTGTTGTTGTTCCATTTGTTGTTGTATTTTGATTTCTCGTTCTTGTGCCATTTCTACATCCATTTGGGCCATTTCTTCGTCAGTTTGATTCAAAATTTGTTTCCTAATATACTTGTCTGAAAATAAAGTACCAGAGGCCTGTTGCATAATTCCTAACATATCTACCTTTGTTTTAAGAATTTCCATATTTTTCAATTCATCAAAATACGAGTCTTTATTGAATTTAAAATCAATATAATATTCTA